CTTCCTCAGCACGCCGCTGCCGACGCTCAGCGCGGCGCAGACGGCGCTGACCCAGACCGGTGCCACCACCTACGGCACCGCCGCCTATGGCCAGAGCCTCACGGCCGTCTCGGCGGCCCAGACCACGCTCAGCAGCGATGTCGCCAGCACCGGCGCCGGGCTGCCAAGTCTCGATCTCGGCTTCACCGGACAGGATCCGGTCGCGGCCGCCACGGCCGTGACGGGGCTGACCACGACCGCCGGTTCGCTCGCGGCCCTCACCGCGGCGCAAGGCTATGTCGGCAGCGGCCTCTCCGCACTCCAGAACATCGGAACCTGACGATGAGCGGCACCAGCACCATCACCGTCGCCGGGGGCGATCTGTTCCATATCGCGGCCCAGCAACTGGGCGACGCGACGCAATGGATCCGCATCGCCCAGCTCAACGGGCTGTCGGACCCGTTTCTCACCGGCGTCACCACCCTGCAGCTGCCCCCCCAGGATCCGGCGGCCGGAGGCGGCATTGCCCAGCAATGATCTCGGCTCCGCCCGCGCCGTCTATCTGCGGCTCCTGCTCAACGGCGCGGCCGTCGCCGGCGTCACCGACGCGGAGGTCTGCACCAGCGACCATCAAGCCGCGGGCTGGTTCCGTGTCGTCGTGGCCTTGGGCGCAGACGCGGTCTTCACCGCCGCCGCCTTGGCCAGCATGACGCAGGCGACGGCGCAGATTCTGGTCGGCCTTGCACCCGCCGGCCTGCCCCCGGCGGCGGCGGTCTGGCAAAGCCTGATGACCGGCCCGGTCGACGAGATCACACTCGACCTGGTGGACGGGACCGCGCATCTGACCGGACGCGACTTCACCGCCCTCTTCATCGACACGCTCAGCGCCGAGACCTTTTCCAACAACACGGCCAGCGAGATCGCTCAGACCCTGGCGATCCGACACGGGCTGACGCCGGTCGTGACGCCGACCACGACGCCGATCGGCCGCTACTACCAGGAAGGACACGATATCTCGTCGCTCCATCAGAGCACGAAGACGGTCACGGAATGGGACCTGCTGTCATCCCTGGCCGAGGTCGAGGGTTTCGACCTCTATGTCCAAGACAGCAGCCTGTTCTTCGCCCCGCCGCTCGCGGATACGCTGCCGGCCGTCTGGCAATGGATGCCCGGCGGCACGGCGGCGACCACGCTGACGACGCTGCAGATGGAGCGCAGTCTGGCGCTCGCGCGCGACATCGTGGTGACGGTGCAAAGCTGGAACAGCCGGCAGGCGCAGATGATCACGCAGACGGTGCGGGCCTCGGCCAATGCTGCCGTGAGCGCGCGGGCGACAACGACCGCCGCTTCGGCCACCACTTACGTGCTGCTGCGGCCCAACCTGACACCGCAGCAGGCGATGAACCTCGCGACGCAGACTCTGAGCGATCTCAGCCGGCATGAGCGGGTGCTGACGGTGACGATGCCCGGTGAGCTCACGCTCGCGCCGCGCAGCCTCGTCCTTCTGCAAGGCACGAACACGGAGTTCGATCAGACCTATGCGGTGGATGAAATCACGCGCCGCATTTCGATGCGGGATGGCTTCGTGCAGAGCGTGCGCGCCGTGAACACGCCGGTGAGTGCGTCGTCATGATGGAAGCCTGGCTAAACGCTATTCGCGCCCAGGCGAGCGTGATCAACGGCGCCACCGGGCAGGTGCGCTGCGGCGTGGTGCAATCCGTCGATCCCGCGACCTATTGCGCGAAGGTCACGCTGCAGCCCGAGGGTGTGCTGACCGGCTGGCTGCCCATCGCCGCCAATTGGGTCGGCTCGGGCTGGGGCATGGTCGCCCCGCCGTCGCCGGGGCAGCAGGTGGTGGTGCTCGCCCAGGAGGGACGCGCCGAGCACGGCATCGTCCTCGGCGGGTTGTTCTCGCTCGCGGCGCAGCCGCCGCAGGCGCCGGCAGGCGAGCTCTGGATGGTTCACCAGGCGGGCGCTTTCCTGAAGCTGCATAATGACGGCAGCATCGAGGGCAATGCCACGGTCTGGAACCTGACCGGCACCATCAAGCTCACCGGAACCCTTGTCGTCAGCGGCGATATTTCCGATCAGGGCGGCGCCCACGGCACGCTCGCGGCGCTGCGCACCATCTATGACGAGCATGTCCATCCGGATGTGCAGAACGGTCCCGGCAATACCGGCCTTCCCACTCCGCAGGCATAGAGCCCATGTCCGACCTCAACCACATTTTCGGCGGCGACCTGACCGTGGCGGCGAGCGGCGACCTCGGCGCTGTTTCCGGCAGCACGCTCGGCCAGCAGCGGGTGCTGCGGCGGCTCCTCACCAATGCCGGCGACTATATTTGGCAGATCAACTACGGTGCCGGATTGCCGTCCATGATCGGCATGCCGGTCGATGCCGCCGCCATCGCAGGCCTCGTGCGCAGCCAGATCTTCCTGGAGAGCGCCGTCGCGCGCACCCCCGCGCCGGTGATCGACGTGCAGGCCGACAACACCATCGTATCCTTGCAGATCACCTACAGCGACTCCACGGCGGCGACGACGCAATCGGTTGGCGTCATGCTGACCGAATGACTTCAAGAAAAGAATGAGAGTTGCTTCTTTTTTCAAAAAGAAGAGCCTTCTTTTGATTTTCAACTTCGCCTACCCGGCAAGCGGAACCCTCAATCATGCAGCTTCTTCTGCGCAACTTCACAACACTTGTGGAGCAGACAGCGGCCGCCGTGCAGGGCAGCGCCGCTCAGCTGCTCGATTTCACCACGGGTTCCGTGCTGCGCGCCATCCTCGAAGCCAATGCCTCGCTGGGCCTATGGATGCAGTGGCTCATCCTGCTCGTGCTGCAGACGACGCGTCTCGCCACCAGCAGCGGCCCTGATGTCGACAGCTTCGGCGCGGATTTCGGCATGACACGCCTGGCCGCGGTCGCGGCCCAGGGCAGCGTCACCTTCAGCCGCTACACGCCCTCCATGGCGGCGTTGATCCCCATCGGCGCCATCGTGACGACCGGAGACGGCACCACGCAATTCGCCGTCCGCACGGACACCACCGACAGCGCCTGGAACGCCGCGCAAAACGGCTATCTGCTGGGCATTGGCGTCGCCAGCGTCAACGTGCCTGTCGCCGCCGTCGTCGCAGGCAGCGCCGGCAATGTCCTGCCCGGCACGATCAGCCTGATCGCCACCGCCATCCCCGGCATCGACACCGTCACCAACACGCTCGCCCTCACCGGCGGCCTGGATGCAGAGACCGACGGCGCCTTCCGGCTCCGCTTCCAGAGTTTCATCGACAGCCGGACGCGGGCGACCGTGCAAGCGGTGACCTATGCCGCCACCAGCATTCAGCAGGGCGTGTCATGCACCGTGCAGGAGAATACCGACGGCAGCGGCGCCTTCGTCCCTGGACATTTCGTGGTGACGGTGGATGACGGGTCGGGATCGCCGCCTCTCACCCTGCTCGGCGCCGTGCAGGCAGCGGTGAACGCCGTCCGCCCTGTGGGTTCCATCTTCGCCGTCAGCCCGCCGACCCTTCTGGCTGCCAATGTCGCGCTGACGCTCACGATCGCCACCGGCTCCAACAGCGCCACCGCCTTCGCCGCCGTCAGCGCTGCCATCACGAGCTTCGTCAACACCCTGCCTGTCGGCACCGGTCTCGCCTATACGCGCCTCGCCCAACTCGCCTACGACGCGAGCCCAGCCGTCAGCAATGTGACCGGCCTCACCTTGCAGGGTGGCACCGCCGACCTCGCCGCTGCGCCCAACACCGTCATTAAGCTCGGCGCGCTCGCAATCGGCTGAGGAGGCAACCATGACCGGAGATCAGAATGACATGCAGGCGCGGCTGCGCGCCGTGCTGCCCAATGGCTGGTTCGCCGACGAGGCGCCGATCCTCTCGGCGCTGCTCGCCGGCCTCGGCAACGCCTGGGCCTGGCTCTACAGCCTTCTCGCCTATGTGCGCCTGCAGACCCGCATCGCGACGGCGACCGACGGCTGGCTCGACCTTATCGCCCGCGACTTTGGCGGGCCGGCCTGGGCGCGACAGACGGGCGAGACCGATGCCGCATTCCGCACCAGGATCATGCGCAATCTGCAGCGCCTGCGCGGCACCCGGAGCGCCCTGATTACCGGACTCACCGAGCTCACCGGCCGCACGCCTGTCGTATTCGAGCCCGCCTATCCGCTTGATACCGGCGGTCTCGGAAGCGTCGGGCTCGGCTGGAGTACCCTGGGCGGCTGGGGCAGCCTTGCCTTGCCTTACCAATGCTTCGTGACCGCCTATCGTCCCTCCGGCGGCGGCATCGCCAGTACCGGCGGCTGGGGCACCACCCATACCACATTTGCCCTCGGCGGCTGGAACACCGGCGCCTTGCAATATGGCGACGTGAGCCTGATCGCGGGCGAAGTCACCGACGCGCAAATCCTTGCGACGATCGCCGACTGTATGCCGGCGGCAACGGTTGCTTGGACCGCAATCTCGAACTGAGGGTTTGCAGAGGAACGCCCATCCGAGGCGGTGCCGAGTTTCCCGCTGCCGCAGCATGCCCTGTCACCTTCGATCGCTTTCAATTTCCGAGGACCCTCATGGACCGGCAGATCGTCTATCCCGCCTCCATCCCCCTGGATACAGACTTCCTCTCGCTCAACCGCAACGCCATGGTGGCGCTCGGCAGCTTCGCACAAGCCGTGCTCGGCTCGGCGACAATCGTCGATGGCCTCGCCTGTCTGCCGACCGCGCCGGCGTCGCTGAGCGTGACCGTCGGCGCCGGGTCGATCACACAACTCAGCCCGGTCGACGGCCTGGCCTACGGATCGCTCGGCGCCGACACCACCGACCAGATCGTGAAGATGGGCATCAACCTGCAGCCCACCACCTTCACGCTGACGGCACCGGCGACCGCAGGCGAGAGCGTGATCTACTTGATCGAGGCGAGTTTCTCAGAGAGCGATACGACGCCGGTCGTGCTGCCTTACGTCAACGCCGCCAATCCCGCGCAGCCCTATTCCGGCCCTGGCAATACGGGCGTCGCCCAGAACACCCAGCGGATCGAGCGGGTGCAACTGCAGCTGAAGGCGGGTGCGGCCGCCAATACCGGCACCGAGACCGCGCCCGCCATCGATACCGGCTGGTCCGGCCTCTACCTCATCACCGTCAATTACGGGCAGAGCACCATCACCTCTGCCAATATTGCCGTCCACCCGGCCTCGCCCTTCATCAACTTCAAGCTGCCGACACTGACGCCCGGCTTCTCCCGCCGCGTCGCCTTTGCCACCGATACGGCCTTCACCGTGCCGCTCGGCGTCACCCTGATCCGCGCGACAGTCGTTGGCGGCGGCGGTGGCGGTGGCGGCACGGACAAATCCTATGCTGCGGCGGGCGGTGGCGCAGGCGGTTTCGCCAGCGGCACCTTCGCCGTAACGCCGGGCAGCAGCATCGCCGTCACCGTCGGCGCCGGGGGCGCGAGCGGCGTGGCCTTTGCCTCGGGCGGCACCGGCGGCTCTTCGAGCTTCGGCACCTTCTGCAGCGCGACCGGCGGCGAGGGCGGGCAGTATCAGTCGGCACAAGCCACGCCCGGGGGCGCCGGCGGCCTTGGCAATGGCGGCGAGGTCGCGGGCTACGGCGGCTATGGCTCCGATGGCCAGAACGGCACGATGGTGATCGGCGGCAATGGCGGCGCCAGCCTGATGGGCGGCGGCGGCCGTGCCTCGACCGCCGGCAACCCCGCGCTCAACGGGCAAGCCCCCGGGTCGGGCGGCGGCGGGGTCTACAACAGCTCCGGCAATGGCGGCCAGGGCGCCACCGGCATCGTCGTGCTGGAGTACTGACATGTCCACACCCGCTGTCCATTCCTGGAAGCCGAGCCACGCCCGCGTCCTCACGATCACCGGCTTTGATCCGCGCCCGCGCGGCGCCTGGCCGCTGACGCCGCCCGGCACGGCCGCCGCCTGGCCCGCCAAGGATCCGGCCGACCTCCTCGACTATGTCTATGACATCACCCCAGCGGTCTGGGGTGATGACGGCGACAGCATCGCTTTTCTCGACATCACGATCACGCCGGCTGCCGCCGGCGACCTCACCTGTACCTCCAGCACCAGCAACGGCTTGCTCGCCATCCTTTGGCTGAGCGCCGGGCAGAGCGGCACGACGTATTCGGTGACACTCGCCATCAGCACTCTGGCAGGACGCAGCTTCCAGCGCACGGTGCTGCTGCCCTGCATCTCGCTCTCCAGCGAGCCCCCCCTGGGTACGGAACTCGTCACCGAGACCGGCGCCGCCATCACCGATCAAACCGGCAACCCCCTCTTTGTAGAAAGCTGATCGCATGCCCACGATCGATCAACTACAGGCGGCGGTCGCGAGTTCCGATACCGACGAGCTTGTGGCGTCGCAGAGCGGCGATGCACGTAAGGTCACGCGCGCCCAGCTGCTCGCGGGTCTGCAGCCGGCGATTTCGGTGCCGCCGGGCGCCTTGCTCGGCAACAGCACCAGCAGCGCCAGCGCGCCACTCTCCATCACCGTCGGCAGCAACCTCACGCTCTCCAACGGCACGATCAACGCGCCCGCGCCCTTCGTCATCAGCGGGCTGCCCTCGGGTGCCGCGCCATCGCCCACCGATCTCGTGCCGCTGTCGCAAAGCGGCACCGCCAATTCGGTGTCCTACAGCACCTTCCTCTCAAGCCTTGCGACGCTCCCGGGCTTCGACGCCTCACCGCTGCACGCCCAGGCTGCCGGCGGCACGACCTCCCGCACATTCGCCGCTCTGCTCGGCGATACGGTATCGGTCGAGGATTTTGGCGCCGTCGGTGACGGTGCCACGGATGACAGCGCCGCCTTCGTGGCGGCGGTCGCGGCCGCGCGACCCATACGGCTGGGGCCGAAGACCTATATCGTGAACGGCGCCAGCACGCTGCATTATTCCGATCCCTCGACGATCTCGGGCACGATCTGGAACGGCCTCTACGGGCTGGGCTATCCCGACATGATCGACAGCGTGCAGGTTCTGAACGCAGCGCAGCCGGTGCAGTGCATTCACTCGATCAATGCCATCAACTACGCGCCTCACGTCACGTTCGTGAAACTGACAGCCGGCGGCAGCGGCTATACCAGCGCGCCGACGGTGACCTTCAGCGGCGGCGGCGGAACCGGCGCGACGGCCACCG